ACGACTAAACTCTTCATGAAGCTGAATATCAAAGCGTGGTTTAACACCTTCCAATCCGTGAATCTCAGCAAACCGCTCTAAGATCCCCTGCTCAAGCAATTTCTCATTAAAAATGCTTACGTCGGTGTCAGCAAGGAAAGTATTATAAGCACCGTTATAATAGGTCCAAGTAACGCCACCATCCGATACAGAACCAGTAGTGTGTGTAGGAGCTGTAGCACCTGTCGTCCCTCCTGCTGTCGTCTGGTAATAGTTACCGTTGTTAAAGCAGTAAGAGCCAGCAGCAAATGACGTTGCTGTCACCCACTGACGAGGCCGTACGCTTCTATCGGCAATATACTCAAAAACAATAATATCGCCGTTGTAATTAGCGCCTGGGGTTGGACTAATAAGAAGCTGATTGTTGCTGATTCCCCGAATTTGGAATCGCTGATAAATGGTAGGGTTAAGTTGGAAACCTCTTATATCGGCGTAATCCTGTTCGCTCATTGGACCTAAAAGTCTCCAACGAGTCGATGAGTTCCAAAAGGTTTCGTATTGGTACCATGAAAAGGCCGCTGGTAACTCATACGTTGCCGTACCAGCTACCAGCGTGATTGACCCTGAAGCGTAACATTTAGGCCAAGGGTAAGCCTCAAAGATGTCACGGTTAATACGTTGTGCAATAGCTAAGAGCTGCTTTGTAGTCGTCTCATTAGACGTAAGGATGTTGGATTCAACCGTGTATCCAGCCTCATTTGCAACGTTCGTAATAACCGTGGCTATCGTCATACTTTCCTTGGTCTACCTCGTCGTGGAGTTTCCTCCTGAGCCTCAATAATGCCTTCTTCTAGGGCTTCATCTGGAACAGATTGGATCACCCCCTTTCTCTCGGCACGAAGGTCAATTCCTTCGTTGGCTTCTACACGTTGCATGAAAAGCTCAAGTTTATGCTCAAGCTGCTCACGACGAGTTGTTTCCCGATCCAAGAGCTGTCGTAACTTCACGACCTCGTTCTGGTCGGAATTCGCTGCGTCTATCCAATCTTGTGCTAATTTGCAGAACTTAGACAAGGGCCCAAGTTTGCGTTTAATCTCATCGTTTGCCGCAGCCAACTGCTCGACCGTTTTAAAGCCAAGGTACTGAAGCTCACGCATGGCAGAACCAGACATCATTGGCCATTCAGCCAACGGAGTTCCTTCGACTACAGGCTCGCTACCAGCCTTAAAACGAGCGTACAGCTCAGGGTAGTCGTGAATATCCTGCGGCTCAATCCGTCGAACTGTCTCATCCATGCCAGGCCATTGAATTGAGATGGATGGAATCTCGTCAAAGATTGGACGACCCTCCTTCAATGACTTTTCACGGTTCTCGTTGTAAGCAAAAAAGAACTTGATATTAGCGCCAGAGTACCGCTTCTTAGGCTGCGAGTTCCCCGACATGATCGACTGCCAGTCTATCTGTGCCATATAATCTCCGTAGTATTACGCAAAAGTGCGTAAATACTATATAGCACTAGCCTTCAACAACGACCACTGTGTTAATCGTAGCGCCACTGGTCTGATAGGCTGTGATGGCTCCTTGAGGAACAAAGCCATTTGTAAACATTAGTCGGTTACCGTTGTCGTTGTTTGTAAGGTTAAGGCAGATGTTTGTTGAGGTTGGAGCAATGCCGGTTAAGGTTTGTCCAGCCAGTCCAATGCCAACATGAGCAGCGGAAGCGTTTTGGATCAATAAAAACTTACGAAACGGGTTAGCGGCCAAAATGGTTGTGCTGGTTGCTGTTGGAATACTGGGGGTAGTAGTTACTGCGTTTCCAGAATATGCGGTCATAAATCACCTAAAAATAGGGGGGACTTTCACCCCCCGTGAATTACAGCGCCTTAGTGAATTTAAGGTAGAAGTAAGAAGTTCCGTTAGATACAACTACAAAGCAGTTAGTATCAGCATCGGCATCCTTAACTACGCCTACAAATCCACTTCCTACAGTAGCTGGAGCACCGAACGAAGTCGTAAGCTCTGCTGCTGTTGGAGTTGTGTCATTGACGTTGTTGATTGCTTGCTTAGTACGAATACCAGCGGCGGTAGCATTAACAACAGAGGTATTAACTCCATCGGTAACTGCGACTGCAAGTTCCGCTGGCAAACCAAGTCCCATGAGGGTTGTTGTGCTGGCCATATATTCTCCCTAAAAAGGGGGGCTTTTACACCCCCCTATCGGTTAGTTCACCTTGAGGTAGCCAGTTGATTTAAGTTCAACGGTTCCAGCTCCAGTAAGCGTAGTAAGTCCTACTACGTTCTGAATCTTGGTTGTTGAAGCATCATCAGCTACACCAGCAGTTGCCGTAGTATTAAGGTTAGCGTCTGCGGCATACGATGCAGCAGCCTTACCCTTAATTCCAGAACCAACTCCACCTCCACCGATTCCACCTACCCATACCCAAAGGTATTCATTGTCAGCGGCAGCCACTTGAGCTACTCCAACTTGAAGGTTGTTAGAACCAGCATTTGTGGTTGTAAGTTCAATAGCTTGTCCATCGTCAGAAATTTTGACGAAAGCATACTGAGCAACAGCACCATCGGCCTGAACGAACATAAACTCACCTTCTGGCGCAGCACCAACGGTACCTACTTTTGCCGGAAGAGGAATAGTTACTCCATCCCAGGTTTTCTTTGCATTAACTCCGAATGATCCAACTTTTGACATATTCTGTTTCTCCTATTCTTTAAGCGTAAATTACAGCCTGAAGTGCAGGAGCGGAGCAGCAGAGGTTTCCTTCAACGATAATAACCGTGAAGAAAGCATCCTGGTCAACCGGACGAGCCATTTCTGGAGCGAGCGGCTTAAAGTCTGCGCCACGAACCATGTCGAATGTCCAATACTTAGTATTGAGAAGTCGGCATGAGTTAGTCTCAAGCACTGAAGAACCAAATCCACCGTCGAATACGAAATCGCATCCGTCGTAGCTAAGAACACGGAATCCAGCTACAGCCTTCTTTGCAGGAAGCTGAATACGCTGAATTGCTGTGAGCGAGCTGTGGAGGTACTTCCAAGCAGTACGATCCATGAGTCCAAGGTCAGGCTGCTCGTCACCTCGTGTTACCTGCGAGATAGCGTCAGTAATTTGCTCCTGAACGTTGGAAGCTGAAAGCGTAACGTTGATTGCAAGGTTACGAGCCCAAAGGTTGGCGCTACGGTCAATAGTTCCGTAGGTGCCGGACGATGGGGATGTCGAAACTGCTTTCTTGATACCGTCGAACTCAAGTCCACCGGAACCAGTTCCATCGCCACGAAGCGAGGTTGATACGGTGTTTTTAAGACGGCTGATTGCAGCCTTCATCTTCATTTCAGCGAGGTCAATAAGTTGAGCCTCATCACGGTTAGCACGACGCTCACGGCCAGCAATAGCTACAGGCTCATAAACCTGCTTAATTGCAAAACGGAAAGCGGTTGCATCGTCGATTGCTGAAAGGTCGAACGAGTCAAAGCCGGAGTAGAATCCACCTACAGCCGCATCATTGTACATGATTGGCTTACGGAGTTCATATCCACCGGAAAATTTACGAATAAGACCCTGCTCATCAAGAGAAGCCAAAAGCGGGTTGTGGTGAAGAACCTCATCCGCAATAGCGTCCGATTGATCAAACAGGGTAGTTACGATTGCTTCTTCAAGATTAGCCATTGTAGTTATCCCTTTAGTTTAAGGGACAACCGTCTTGGCTATTCTCCAGAAAGGCGACGCCGCAGGTTGTCCCGAATATCTTTCGTTACGATCCTGGGAGTTCCGCTACCAGCAGAGCCAGATATAGATTTAGAAGCTGCTTTCGCCTTCTGTGTGGCTACTTGCTGCTGCTGTATTACCGGCGTTGTCTGTAGTTTTTGAGCTATAGACGCAAACGTCGGGTTACCGTTTACAACGTAATTATAGGCGGTTTCTAGGATCTCGTCTGTCGAGCTATACCGGCCTGTCGTTGCTAAAGCCTGTACCACGGGGGCCATCTCAGCTTCTAACTGCGCTGCTGTTTCTGGGTCACGGAACAAAGGCTTACGGCTTGTAAACGATTCTACCGCACGTTGATTCATGTACTCAACTGCCTTTTTTTCCTGTTCTTGCTGTATGGCCTTAAAACGCTCCTCAGCGATTTTTTCGGCGTCGGCTTTAGTCAGGTACTCGGTTGGCTGTTGATACTGCTGTGCTTGATTTACGAGGTCTGCTGGAGATAGTCCGTAAGCCTCAAGCCACTCCATAGCTGTTTGCACCGGATTAGCTTGCATTGCTTTGTCCCAGGCAATAGAGCGTCGAGTTACGTCAGCAACGCTAATTCCGTCCTTGGCATAATCTTCCTCGTATTGTTTGATTACGTCGTAAATGCGGGAATTTTGATCACGAAGCTGATTAACCTCCTGCATCTTTTTGTCATACTGCGTACGGGTTTCGTATGCTCTACGATTAAGATAGGTCTGTAATATATGAGAGTTAGCAGGGGTTGGATTAAGAAATGCCTCCTTTTCAGCGGCGTTCATGTCAGCCGGAGGAGCCAATGGAATCCGTTCAGCCACTTGTGGCGTTGCCTCTTGAACTACGGGGCTTTCTGTGGGGCTTTCGTTTGTGGATTCCTCTACAGTTTCTTCTTCTTTTTGGTTCTTAAATTGTTTAGCTAAACTTTGACGTATTGAAAGTTCTGCTGGTTCCTTGTCTACAACAACTTCAGTTGATTGTACGTCGGGTGTGTTATCTTCCATTTCTATACCTATCAATCATAGTCTCTTTAAGTTTGCTTACGAGTTCTCGCTCCCGTGAGCCGTTTTCACGGTCGCTCTGGTAGCCTCTGTCGTAAGCGTCTCCAACCTCTACAGCGCCAGCAGCTCTGTATGCTGCTCGCAGTTTGCTTTTACTTGTATATATTTCTTTTGGGTTTAGTGGGTTTCTAGTAGGCTCCATATCATCTTGAATGAATAAGTCACGAGCGTTTGATTCTACTCGTTTTTGTACCTTTTCTATAGGTACTACTCTTTGCTGTACATGACAGTATTGAAATAGCCTATATTTACTCATTTAATCATCCATCAGCATAAACAATAATAATAATCTTGTTCGCTTTGCTTTTTCCTCGGCAACTAAATTATGTCCTTTTAGAAGTTTTTCTGCCACTTTTTTAGCAGCTAAAGCCTCTTTTTGTCGACCGGCTAAAATTTGAGCCGCTAAAAACTCTTCTAGTAGCTCCTCCTCAGTTTTTTGTTTTTTAGAGCGTTTTAGACCTTTGTTTAAAATATCTGAGGTATCGTTGCTCCTAGCCCCGATAAAACCGTTTGGGAGACCGTAAATTAAATGCAGGTGATTTTGAAAAGCGCCGTTAATCACTATTTATACCGATAATTGGCTCTGCCGTCGGACTTGTAGTAACGGTTCTTGTTCCCAGTATAGTTGTATCATCGGACTTTGTGACTGACAGGGTAGTTCCAGCAACCTGCGTATTATGAACGCCTTGAGCCACCATTCCATATAAAGATTTTAGGCTTAGCGCATCCCCTGTGCCCGAGGCTTCTACATTAGTTGTGGAACGACGTAAAACTGTGTCTGCAATTTCATTAGCAGTTGGAATACTACCGGATGCAGTAACTATTGTAGCGTTAGCTGATTGAATTAGGAGGGCTTGGACTCCGGCGCTGTAGGCGATGGGGTCTCCGCTTGGACCTCCGATGAGGTTGCCTCCTGCGACACGGGCGATGTAATTACCTGGTTGGAAATAAAGTTGCCACGCCCCCAATAATTCGACGGTGATGCCGACCTGGACACCTGGGCCGAGAGCGTCGAGTCCTGATCCTTTGGCAATTCTGTCATAAATAATTCCTTCCTGAGAAGCCTGTGCTAGTTTACAGGCATCATAAAACGTAGCGCAGTCTATGTCAGTAATACCGTTATCAACGGCTACTAAAGAAGTAGTAAAGTTGAATGTAAACGGTGCGACGTAGTATGGCATTATACATCCAAGTTACGGCTGGCATTAACACTACCTCCAGCACTTGTTACTGATATTGTAGTCGTAAACGGTATGATTGGCGATGCTCCACTACCTTGCCGCACGTCTACTCGACAGTTGAAGTTTGACGCATAAGTAAATGAAACCGTCTCACTTGTGGTCGTGGTTGCCTTATCAATGTAAGGAACAAAAACATCATCGGCAGTTACGATATTCTGAGACAAAGCTGGAGAAAGCCCGTTAAAGGTCTTAGTGCCAGCTGTGTAACTTGTGTATGTATATCGCTCGCCTTTGATACGGATGACTCCTGCCGCTGGGGTATCTGTTTTAATTGACTCCACAACCGTCAAAGCCGTCGCTCCTGCTGAAGCTGCAACTGGCGTATACTCATCTTTCAATACTGCGCCTGAGCCATTGTCACGGGCAACAAGCACTCGGTCGCCAGAGAGTAGGTTTCCTACTGTAATAATTGCTACGGTTGGAGGTGTCTGCGTTGTGCCATCATGGGCTATTAGTTGGTACTTAGTTGCCTCTGCCGCCAGGACTCCTGTCAACCACCAGCCTTGAGCTACGAAGAAAGTACCTCCGGCAAAAGTTCCAAACGGAGCTGAAGGTATTTCAGTGTACGCAGCATTGAGAACTCTATAACGCCAGCCAGGGATGCTGTTAAGCGTTGCTGCACTTGTCTCTCGTGTTAGGTATTGAAGGTACTGGTAAGCCTCGGCCAGTGTACAGCCACCCGACAGAGCAATCGTTCCCTTGTAAAGCTTAGAGCCGTTTCCGTTACCCAGGTCCTGAGTAGTATCGCCGAAGGTAACTGTCACTTTGGATGACAATAGTGCTGCTTGCCCCTCCGTCAAGGTAATGTTGGAGTCTACCGCCGTTGCAAGAGCTGCTGAAGTTTCACCACCCGCAGAGAGGTTTACGTCGAAATGAGAATAGCTTTGACCCCATTTGCGAGAGAAGGCCGTTACATTTCCTGAATCGATAAAGCTACCGGCGGTTTTAACCTTTACAAGAATCTGAACGTGTCCATCAGCCCAAAACTTGGTCAGCTTGCTACCATTCTGAACTACATACACAGGAGATGCAGCAACGATACCTCCGATGGTCTTTAGTCCTGAGTATTGGACGTTTGCGGTATCCTGCTTAATTGAGCCGAAGTTGATGTACTGTGCCGCATCGTCGTCTATGTTAAACGCTACCGCACCAGAGGTAAGAAGGTTAAGACGAGATGCCACCGCCGCATCACGAGGACCGTCCAGCTTGGATGGATTTGGCGCAAGAATATCAAGCAGGTCATTACCACTTGCCGCCGCATCATCAGCCAAGTCTTGCAACCAGGCATGGAGG